ATGACCTCATCCTCGATATCCTCGAGAGCTTCTTCTTGTGTGTGTTTCGTTAGATGTATTGTAGTTAGGATAGAATCCTCTAAGGCATGAAACGCCCTCTTGGCACCTAAAGGCGACAGAAACGTGTGAGGGGCTTGCATGATCTCTTTGCCAAACTCAGACACCACCGCGACCTTCCCTTTTAAGAGAAATGCTAGGTGAGCATGTCTGTGTAACTTACCAACGATAGTTGCGCCTTTCGGCATCGTTAGTTCCCTGGCGTATGTGCCGCACCCATATTCTTCTATGGTTGGAGCAAAATGGTGAACGACAGGACATTGGTCCATAGCATCAACAAAATCACCAGACGCTATGCCTTCAACGATACTAGCCTCTAAGGCTGATACCGCAGCTCTCATTTTAATGTCGGTCATTGACTTACACCAATACCCAGGTTGTTCCGTTGTAGACGTAAAGACCATCACCGCTGCCCGGGTTCCATGGACTGACTGCGTAGCGCACCATTCCTTTGATTGGGTTCTCTGGGGGGTCTTCGGTTACTTGGATCGCAGCTTGTGCCAGTGTACTAATAGCAATTTCGATGCGTTGAAGTTCATCTTGAAAGTAACGTCTAATACCCTCATCCAAAACCGGATATTGTGTTCTGGTGTATGGTCTGACGAGGACGTTGGTTTTATCACTGAGAGCCATTACTAACGCCTCCCAGTTGCTGTGACCTCTAGGTCGAAGTTGGATAATTCAAAGTCTTTGTTGTCAGTAAATGACACCTTGTAACTGAGATAACGCCCAGCTGCCCGACTGTCGATCTTATGATCTGTAGCTATGTCAAAAACAGCAGTAGATGTGTAGGTTGGGTTCGATCTTGGGATATCAGAGGCTCCAAACTGGAACGTCAGGGTCGTATTAGATGTGTTTAAGGTGTCTGCTTGTGGGTAAATTCTAGTGCAGACAACATATTGATTAGCACCTAAACCTGCTTCATCGAGGTCAACACCTGTTCTCTCTAGGAAAACCGGCTTGGTGGCCTCAGTATCTAACTGGAACGCTATTTGACCTTCGTCTGACAAATCCAAGCCATATAGCTTATCACTGGTAATACCATCGGCTGTCAGGGTTTCACCAACCATCAGGGAGTGCTTATCGTAACTGTCGCCCTGTTGATAATAGGTTCCACCTGTTAAGGCATATGTGGTGGTACTGGTTGCGTAGGTCGCAACGGAGTCAACATTTGCAATTGCCCCCGCGCTGACATTTGGTAAGTCCATGAATGACCAAGTGTCATTTCTGTAGTTATAGACAGCTGCCCGATTACAACGGTCAGAGTTAGGAAATGCGACATACTGATCGCCTGACTGGTAACAGAACATAACTTCGTTCAGGGTTGGGTTGTGGTGTACGAAGCAAACGTCTGATGCTTGGTTATTGAGGCTTCCGAAGATGAAATCTTTGACACGCTCATCGCAGATAGACTGCTTGGAAGTTCCATCGTGAACGTAGATGTCGAATGGTCCGAAGCAGTAATGCTTGCCCTCGATCTGGACTACGCAGTTCTGGCTCATGATACCAGCGTCTACGAATAGCTGACGGAAGTTGAAGATGAAGGTGCCACCTACATATTCCATCAACCAAACCTGATCATTCGAGTAGATGATGAAGTTGGAGCCTAAAGGCGCACCGTCTATGATTTCGGTTTTGATTTGGACTAGATCGTTAAAGCCAGCAGACTTGGTGGTGTCTGTTTCATCCCAGCTATCTGGGACATTGTTGGCTGTCGTGATATTCGACCACCTGACACGCACTGGATAAGAGGTAGAGCCTTCGCTCATATTTAAGCCAAGCAGAAAGTCACCAAAACTACGCAAAGAGTTACAACGCCAGTTACTTGTCCAGTTAGGTAGGTCAGCGAAGTTTACACCAGACGGCCCACGATACACAGGAACGTGGTCTGGACGATTGATGTAGGTGACGTTGGCTAGACTTGTACCTGTGAATGGGCGGGGGTCACTTGATCCTGTGATGGAACCAGAACGGTTAGTTATAGTGCCGTTTGAGTATTCACCGATGTACCAAGCGTCTGAGACAACAAGGGCAGAATCAAAGCTATTGTTAGGAACAATACCGTAAGCAAAGCGGGGGCTGTAACCGAGGTTGTCTTTGATGTTTCTGAAGATTGGAGACCGGCTTACCTTGCCTTCATCGAAGCGTACATTGATGCCAGTTGAGTAGGCATTGAGGGGTAGGTTGTAGGGTGCGACATCCGTGATGACACCTACGGGGCCTAAGTCCTTGATTGGGAG